GAATCTGATGATGTTAATGCTGCTGCGAATACAATCGTACTGCCTACAATAGTATAGGATGATATAGGAGCCTGTAAAACACCATTTAATGACACTAAACAGTGTTGGGCCGAAACTGGGCTGATAGCTACACCACCAACTAATAAATTAAATGTATCTGTTGCACTTGTTGATATTGCATCACAAGCTTGAAAATTACCAAATGAGGGTTGGGCACCAATGTAGGCCATGTTATATTACTCCTTTTAATTTGTTTACCATATTAACTGATTCCATACAAGGTTATAGTTCCAGCATCTATATTGCCAGAACTCATTTTGAACTGAACAGCATCTACTGCACTAGTAGTATTTCCATATCCTGCTATATGATAAGTTTGAATGTAATCTTGTAATTGTGCTTCATTACAAACACCTAAATAATGTTTAACAAATGTAGTTGAAGATGGATTAAATAAATGTAAATAGCCACTTGCATTTTGATCGTTGTCATTTCCTAAATCTCTTGTTAATAATTGTAATCCTGTACTTTGTGATAAATCCATTTGTGTATCGTAAGTTAAAGCAGCATCACTACCAGATTCATTGTGATATGCAACAAAACCATTACTTGTTTTAGTAACATTATAATTTGAACCAGAATCTACAGATAAATTAAAACCAAATTCTGCATTATCAATACTAGGGTGTATATTATTAAATATAAACATATACTCTTTATAAGTAGAATCTAAAACAACAGAAGATGCTCCATCTACGAAACTTAATGTGCTACTTGAACTAGCTGTTAGTTTTTTAATAAAATTCATGGATCCACCACCTGCACCTGTCTCAAGATCATCGGCTCCTGAATCAAAACCAATTGCTGCATTTGCAGAAGGAGTTACATTTAAACTATTATAATTTAATTTTGATATTGCCATTAACTATCCTTTATCCCGTAGAGTTTAATTGTACCACTATCTATATTACCAGTAATAAAAGAAAATTGAACACCATCAATAGCAGCTGTAACATTACAATATCCAGCAACATAAGGCTCATAACTTATATCTGAATAAAGATAAGAGTTTATTCTACTCATAAAATGTTTTACAAAAGTAGTTGATGATGGATTAAAAAGAAACATTTCACCAGAAAAAGATTCATCATTTCCATTTCCCTGACCCTCTGTTAAAAACTGCACTCCAGTTGATTGTGCTAAATCATTTCCAGCAGAATACGCTAAAGATGTAGCTGAATCTGCTTCATCATGATATGCTCTAAAAAATGTACTTGTTTTAGTAGCATCATAAGCTGATCCACCATCTCTAAAATTAACTTGAAACTCTTTATTATCATCACTTGGGTGAATATTAATAAATTTAAATACGTACACAGGATATGTATTATCTAAAACTACATCTGAACTACCATTTACGAATGATAACGTAGAACTAGAACTAGCAGTTAAAGTTTTAATTAATACCATTGATGTAGCTGACGCTGTGGAAAAACCATCTGCATCTGCATCAAATGATAACGCTGCACCTGCAACAGGTGTTACATTAAAACTATTATAATTAAATTTAGATATTGCCATTATGATACTCCATACATTTTAATTGTTCCTGAATCTATATTACCACTATGCATTTTAAATTGAAATCTTGTAAGTGCTGTTGTGGTATTGAAATAACCAGCTGAATGATTAGCATAAGCATAATATCCATTACCCACTATTTGTGTTAAACCTATAAAATGTTTTACAAAAGTTGAAGATGATGGATTAAATATATGTAAATATCCAGAACAATTACTATCATTTCCATCACTATCTATACCTAAAGATAAATCTTGAAATCCTGTTGCTTGTGCTTGATCTTGTCCTGAACCATAAGCAAGAAGTGGGTCATCACTTTCTCCTTGTTGTGCATAAAAAAATGAAGAAGTAATTGTTTGATTGTAATTAGTATTAGTGCCAGTATCTCCTTGAAATGTAAATCTAGCACCATCTGTACCTGGGTGAATATTATAAAACTTAAAAATATATTCATCATAGGTGCTATCAATACCTGATGTAAAAGATATTGTAGATGAACTTGATGCAGTCTGTGTAGATAGTAATACCATACTACCACCAACATCTCCTGTCTCAAAACCATTAGCACTAGAATTCCATTTAAGTTTTTTACTAGCTGAAGGTGTAACGTTTATGTTATTAAAATCCACTTTAGAAAGAGCCATGTGTTACCCCTTTGGATTATCATCTTTAATTTTTTTAATTCTTGCTTTCCATGCATCTATATCTTTATAGATCTCATCTAATTGTTCACCTATATTTCCGTAAGCAGTTTTTCTAGTTGCTCTAACATTATTATTAGATTCTTCGGTATTACCTGCAGTTTCATATGATGCTATTTGTGAGTCTGTAGGTTTATCTAAACCAGATACATTCCAAGTTTTAATATAATCCCCAGAACCATCATTTTGTAAAACTATATTATTTTTTTCAGCACTCCAAGTTTTAGAATTTGCTTTTAAATATAATTTAATTTTTGTACTAAGTTGAGCCATAATTTATCCTATTCTATAATTTTGTATGCTGAAAAAACACTTTTTAAATTTGATTGTCCTGTTATAGATGGTGTTCCTGATGTTGTGTCAATATAAGCGTATATTTGAATATAATCTCCAACTGATAAATCCATTGTATCTTGAACAATTATAGTTGAACTTGAACCAGTATTATTTCTAAAATCTGTTTTTGCAATAGTCCATCTGCTTCCATTTTTGTAAAGATATAAACTTAAATTACTTGCGTAGTTTAAATCAGATGGATTTAAATTACATTGGCTATAAACTACATATTTACCAGCCTCTCCACTTGGTACAGTAAATTTATTAGTACCATCATAACAAGAGCCATTATCAAAAGTTTCTGTGCCAAAACCAATTACAGTTGCGGTGGCATCTGAAATACTTTGTGCAGATGCGACCTCTGCTCTAAAAGAGGGTGAATTATTTCCACCAACAAGTGATACATCTATTCTTTTTAATGTTCCTGCATCACTAATAAGTAATTCATCAGTATCTGCTGGAGAAGATGTTAATGCATCTTTACCAGATATCAAATCATTACCAACCATTGCAGCTGTAATACTATTAGTTGATGGCACAGTTGATTGAATAGCTCTGCCTAAAAAAATACAATACATAACATCTGTTGACGCTGTATTTTCTGATAGCGTCAATGCTGTTCCTGTAGCAGTATATGCTTTACCAGATCCAGGATGTTGTCTAACGTTATTTATAAAAAGTGCAATTTCATTTTCATTACTTACTGCATGATCTAAAGTATAAGAAGATGTTGCCGACGTAGAAAAATTCTGCGTAGCAAAAGTAACGAAGTTGTCTGTAGGCTGATTCCCAATATAGGCCATCTTACGTTATCTCCATAATGCTCAACGTGCCAGAAAGTTTATCTGCAACGGAACAATCTACTCTCAATATATCTGTGGTTTCCATAACCACCTTGCCTCCCGTTAAAACCTCTAAAGAACTCCCCGCGGGAATGTTCACGTCCTTTACTAAAAATGAAGTTCCATTCGCAACGTTGTTAGTTCCATTACGGTTTGCTGTATCACTAACAAGTTCTACTTCTGCTGTAACTGAAGTTGTATTAAGGTTAGTAAGAACTAAACCAAGAATAACTGTAGTTGTGCTTGATGCCACCGTATACATAACATACGGAGTGCCTGCCGATGCGGGTTCTGCCGCGAAGGTCACACATTTGAACGTATTTGCCATATTTTTTCTCCTATTTTCTTTTTATATATTATCCTAAAGCAATTGCAAGTGCTGTTGGATCATCAGTACTAAATCCTGCACTACTTAGATATGTTTTAACATCTGACATCGCTACTTGGACCATAGTTCCAGCATCATTTGCTACCAATCTATCAGCATCTACTAAAGTTGTACTTGTTGCAGATGTTCCACCATCTACAATATTAAGTTCCGCGGCTGTAGAATCTACAGCTGCTAATTTTGTTAAATCTGCTTGTACTAATCCAGAAACACCATCAAGTAAATTAAGTTCTGCTGCTGTTGATGTAATTGCTGTTCCGTTAATAGCTAGTTTACCTGTTACAACATTAAAAGTAGCGTTGTCTTCTATTCTAGCTACTTCTGTTCCATCTGCTTGTTGAAATATAATATCTTTAGCATCAACAACTGGTCTAATAATTACATCACTTGATGAGTTAGTTATTCTTAAAACTTCTGTGCCACCAGATTTAAAATTAAAATCATTACCTGCTGCATCTAATATAATATCTGCTGCAGCATCAATAGTTAAATTGTTAGCTGCGATAGTCATGTCTGTACCATCACCTGAAATTGTTTCTGAAGCTCCTCCAAATTGTATAAATGAATTGTTGCCTAAGATAATATCATGGTTAAATGTAGCGGTTCCTGCATCACTACCATCA